AAAAAATATATCACTAATTTTACTGTGGCCAACAAAGCGTTTATCGTTGAAGTATAAATCACTCATAATTTTTTAGTTATTCGTCAAATAATCTATTATTAATAAGATCTCGTACGCTATTCGTGGGTCTATGGCATTTCCGAGGGCATGAGTTCTGTCCATCCAGTTGGGAATCCCATAAACCACTCCATCCAACTCGGAGTAATATCGGACGGATTGAAACCAGCTCTCGAAATGTGCGCAGCCAGGTAGTTGCTTTTTCGTTTGTCTGAATGCTTTAAAATGCTCTCCCGACGTAACTTTATTCTTTTCGCTTCCGAAGCCGTCAAGGCAGGCAACAATCCAAACTCGCTTCCTTTCTTGAAAAGAGTCCTTACCCGCAGCTGGAATAACAAACGGTTGTACTTTGTAACCTTCACGTTCCAGATCAGTGCACACTTGCTCGAAGACCAATCCGTTTGCGTTACTAATAAGTCCGAGAACGTTTTCAGCAATGACCCAGTTCGGTCTACATTCTTGTATAACTCGATACATTTGCGGCCATAGAAAGTGGGGATCTTCTTTGCCTTGCTGCAACCCAGCATTGCTGAATGGCTGACAAGGGAATCCTCCGGCCACAACGTCAACATAACCGGCAAATTTTGTTGCGTCAATTTCATTGATGTTTCCATATTTTGGGATATTTGGATATCGTTTATTAAGAACCTGAATACAGTAATCATCTATTTCCGACTGGAACAAAATATTCCAATCGAGCGTTTCTGCTGCCAAATCAAAACCTCCGATACCCGTAAATAGACTAATCATATTTATCTGATGGCTCATATTTTTTTAATATTATTTTAAATCATCAATTTCATAACTCCAACTCATCGCATCTTTTTCTATGATGTTATCAGCAAGCCATCCAGCCGCAATGGAATCTTCAGGAACTTCCCACGCTCCGCTATCGTAGTTTTCTATTAGATCATCATATACTTCTTCTGGAACTTCTATATCCTCTAAGCCTACTGTGTAAGTAACCGTTACGGTCAAATTCTTTATAGTTTTCATGACTCAATTATATTTAGTTTGTTTTTTGGGCACTCCAAACATTATAATCAGATTCAGGCAATTCAATAATATTCAAAATTACAATCTCAGCATTTTCACATTCAAGTGTAGATGCTATCTGCTCTATTGCTATCTGTCTGTTCAGGTAGCATCCATCCGTCACAAAAGTGGTTTGCCCAGAACCATGTACTTTGCCATTGCCAAAATTGTATGACACTATGAAATATCTTTTTCCGCTCATATTTTTTTTAGTTGTGTTAGTTCTTATTGTCTTTTACTACAATAGCACATGTAACCATCATTTCGACAGAGACGACAAGAAGTCCAAGCCAAAAATTGATTTTAAAAGCCACTTCAGCCAAGACGGCAAGAAACAATATGTAACCAGCCAGACCTATTAAGCCAAAATTTTTTTTATTCATACCTATACTTTATTCAGATTCTCCTTCCATTTCTTTTCCTCATTCGTTATATATTCATAAATCTCCGGCCAGGTAGGCAGACCGCCCACCTGCTTGTCATCGATGTAGCAATGGGCATAAATCTTGCGGGGATCATCGCCATAGCGAGCGAGGTTCTGCGGTTCATGGGCATTGATGCGGTCAAAGGGGATACCTTGCTCCAAGAGCCAGTTCAGAGCATCCTCCAGCCGCTCACCCCGACGACAGGTCCATAATATAATGTAATGACCATCGTCCTTCAATTTGTTCATCATCTCTACCGCGTATGGTTTGGGATTCCCGATTTCAGGATAGGGCCCCATTGAGAGGGTTCCGTCAAAATCAACTGCAATAATCATACCCCGTCCTCCATTTTATTGGTTGCCTTGATTTCATACTTGTCGTAATAGACCCGTTCACGGTCGGTGAAGCAGCGGTCTGAGATCAGGTCAAGGAGCTTCATGAAGTTCAGCTCATTGCCGACGCGCAGGTCGGCTCCCTCGAAGAATACCCTCACGAACTCACGATAAGCCTTGATGGCACGGATCAGTTCTCCCTTGCGGTGTTCCCATTCGGGGACGGGCTTGAAGCCGCGGTCGCTGAAGTAGGCAAAAAACATCTCGATATGATAGATCGCCAGGTCGGCCTCGTTGAGCGACAAGTGCAGGATCTTACCGAAAAAAGCCCGTTCGGCCCGGTCCATATTGCGGTTGTCATCGTGGAACTGTTGGTCGATCCGGGAGTCTTCAAGCTCCTTTTTCAAACGTGCTATGCGCTGCATGGCCTGCTGATGGCGGGCGTAGTTCCGGTTTCGGAGACAGGAGGCGGCATCATTCATCGCCTCGCGCAACTCCTGCTCGATCAGAAAGACTGGGCGGCATTTGTGCCGGTTGGCGGCACAGGATTGTTTCTTCTTTTTCATCTTAAAATAATTTAGGTTCTTTTGATTCGTTGATATACTCCAAAAGGAGGTAGTCCAACTGTTGTGCCTCCCAGTTGATGCCGGGGCGGTTCCGATAGAGGTTACGGATCAACCGTCGGCATTCTTCGGGCATGAGACCCGAGTCGAGCTTCGCCATCGGGAGGTTGATACGGTCGAGTGTGATGGTCGAGGCTTGCAAGATTTTCGCATTGCCTTTCCATATACCCTTCAAATAGATTTGCTTCACTGCCCCGATGGCATTCCTGACCGGATGATGCAGACGGATCGTCGTGAAACAGCGGCAGTTCAACTTGCCATTGAAGTTCTCTTCAAATTCCAATCGTTCGTCCATGACTTTGTAATATTTTCCTGTTTGTTGTTTGCATTTGAAACAATAGACCATCCACTTGTTCGAAGTCCTCACCACCCGGCAGACGGTGTACTTGAAACCACAGGGGCAGACGTATATCCAGCGACCGGGGGTGAGGGTAGTGGATTTTACCCGTTTTACAGTCGGTTGAACGACGGTTCGAGTTTCTTCCATACGCCCATCTTGTCTTTCTCGAAGAAATAGAAGTTGGTCGCCGTCCCTTCGACCAGGTGTGACTCCTTGAAAAGGTTCATGATCGCGGTATATTCGGGATCATCGAACTTATCTTCCAACTCGTAGAGTTTCGAGATCGACTTATAGTCGAGATCACCATACTTGTTGCGCTCCAAAAGCGTCATCGCCAACTGGTACATCGGGTCGTCGCTTCCGGCATCCTTACCCTCGATCCACTGCTGCAGGAACTCGATCAGGCGCGAAGCGGCGATATCGGCACGCTCATCAAAACGTTTCACTTTGTTCGACCTCACTTCGATACGGAAGCACCCCTCCTGGACGGTGAACGACATCTGTCCCTCGCGGCGCAACTGGCCGTACTCGGCGAGCACTTGGCGGAACGCTCCGATTTCATCCACGCAAAAAGCGTGCAGCCCTTTCACTTCGTCGCACACGGAACGCACTTTGTTTTCAACTTTCTGTACTAATTCAGCACGGATGCCTTCATAGGCGGCACGTTTGTCCAACGCCTGACGGTGTTCTTCTTCTCTCTTTTTTGCCAATAACGCTTCTAAATCTTTACTTGTCAGTTTGCTTAAATCTTCCATGATTTTTTGATTTATGAATTATGAATTTGATTTATGTTTGTATTTCATGTATTCGCCCCGGAGAAAGGTGAGCGACTGTTCAAGTTGCTCGATCTCCTCTTCCCATTCGCGAAGCAGGTGGCGCTGTGCCTCCATGTCGGATGTGGCGCGTGTGAGCAGCATATCGGCAAGAAATGCTGCGTCGTCCTTCAGTTTCTCCTGCCGGCGACGGATCTGCCGTCCACGCCGCTCGATCTCTTCCAGTTTGTCCTTTATCGGAATGTAACCCATAGCTCCTTAGTTTTTGCCGGCAGGGTGGTCCAGTTCGGGATTACCCTCTATGCCTACGCTGTTGCGCTTACAATAGAGGTTGTAGATGGCTGTCAGTTTGTCGTCCGGTATTGCGTTGAAGTTGCCGCAATTGGCCGCCCGACAGGCGATGCCTTTCACATACATCAACTTATGCCGGTCATCACGAAACTTGTAGCCCAATTTGTCGACCCACTGGCAGATGGCGGCGATCACCCGTTTGGCAGACAGGTCGCGCCGCTCCTCGTAGGCCATCAGTTTCTTTTCTCCCTTGGGCTTCATCGCATCGATCATCCGACTGTATTCCGACGGATAGTTCTCATACATCTCGTTGAGCGAGGTGGTACGCCCACCGCTATGTTCATGTACGATACCCTCCTTGATCACTTCCTTGTAACAAGGATCGTAACCCGGCGTTTCCTTCAACAAAGTCCAGAAGAGGGCGTGGGAATGTTTTTTCGTTTGTCTCTTGGTTGTTGCCATACTATATTGTTTCTGAATGTTATTTAACTTGATCAAAATCCTGTCCGTAGTAAAGAACTGCCTTCTCCTCCCAGATGATGAAGGGGTACGACTTCTGTCCGTGGTCAAGGTAACGGCTGGCAGCCACGGCACGGAAACCCTCCACGTAAATCTTGCACGAACAGTCATAACGGATGCTGTCGGCCACACCACCCTTGGGGTTCTTGCCGTCGGCGTGACTGATGAAGATGAAGAGCTTACGGGGGAAGCGGGAACGCAGGTCGCGATAGGTATCGTAGTCGATGCGGGCATATTGCAAGGAGTCGATGATAACGATATCCCAACTCTTCGGCTTTGCAAGTTTTTCTACCATCTCATCGAAGTTCATGTCCAGGAGCACCACCCGTCCGTTCACTTCCATCATTCCGGCATCCTGAAATGAACGTTGCAGTGAGAGGCTGTCGCCCTCCTCCAACGAGAGGTAGGCGACACGGCCGAACTCGGCGAGATACTTCGCCAGACGACAGGTGAAGGTGGTTTTCCCTGATCCCGACTGTCCCCAGATGATCCATGCGCCTTGCGGTTCGGGACGGCCCAGCAGATGATAGAACGACCCGCTGAAATCCATCGCCTTTTTCCTTTCCTGCAGGAATTGTTTTACGCCTAAGATCTTTCCCATCGCTACATCTGTCCGAATTGGTTGGCGATCTGTTCACGTTTCACGAGTCGCATCAGCCGGCGCAGGTCTTCGCAGAAAAACAGGTTCTTCTCCTTGGTCTCACCCCGTTTGTTGGTTACTTTCACGTAGCGCTTGATCTTGTCAACCTCGTTCCAGATACGGTCGGCGGTGGCATCGTCCAAGCCGTTGGCAGTGCAGATTTCCTTCACATCCTGCTCGGTGGCTCCGGGTAATTCGATGTAGCTGCGTCCCAAGCGGCTGTCGATTTCGTCATAGCCTTTGGTGTTGTTACGCACACCACGGGCGATCTCTTTATGCAGGTTCTCCGTACCGGCAAGCACACAGCCCAAACGGTGCTCGGTACGGTTGTAAAGGGGGATCAGCTTGCGGAAGGCGGCCGGTTTCAACTTGTCGGCTTCATCAATAATCAGTACCGGGTGATCACCGGCCATACCGTTAAAATATTCCGCTATCATCTTCAGCAAGGTAGGAATATCGGTATAGCCTCGCTTGGGTACACCGCAGGTGCGTTCGGCCAGCTCAACGAGGAACTGCCTGGAGTTCCACTCCTCTGCCTGGATGAAGACAACCGAGCCGGTGAGATCCTGGTTGAAGAGGTGTTCCAAGGTTTGTGTCTTGCCGCTTCCCGCCTTATTCGAGATCGCCATCCACAAAGCCTGCTGCTTGCAGGAGTGGTAAACAAACTCGATTTTGCGGTAGTTCTGGATGGTGGTCACCACCTGCCAGCCGTCTTCCTGATAGCCTAAAGTGGAGGCGATGCGTTTTTCCAGCTCGGCGCTATTCGCGCCGTACTTCCCGTTCATCCATTGGCTAAGGGCGGTACCTGATATGCCACATTTCTCTGCAACCTTACTCTGTGATCCAAGCCGGGTGATCCAGTCACCTACGTGTTTCAATAATCCGTTTCTATTCATATCGTGTCTGTTTTTTATATCGTTTAAAAATCATTTAAAAAGTCACTGTAATCATCACTGAAAGTGAAATCGTCCTCTTCGTTTGTGATCTCTTCCTGCTTTGGAACTCTCGGCAGGACGATCGGTTCCTTACGCCCGGCTACTTCGTTGCGTACATCCTTATGTCGGCCCAGCGAGTCGGTGATCACGTGAGCAGTGAGGGTATTCGACAGGTCCTCGTTCTCTTCAAACAGCTCGCGGACGATCTCGCCGCTACGGGCACGTTTCAGAACGATGTCATCCACATACTCCTTGTTGAAGTTGAACACCCGGTGCAGCTGTTCGGCATCACCCTCCTCACGATCTTTCAGTGCCATAGGCTGTTCGTACTTGCGTTCGAGGACGAACCTCACGCCTCCCTCTTTCGGTTCTTTCTGCGTACCGATATTCTCGACAGCGATCACCCGGTCCATGTCGGAGGGATCGTATTTGAGGAAGAAAGTCGTGTGCCCATAACTGCGGAACTCCTTGTCGAAACATTCATACTGGAAACGATGACCGCCCACCTGCAGATGCACGCCATCACCCCTAAGCGGGCGCGGAGCAGCTGTCTCGCCAAAAGCCAACAGGAAGTCTTCAGGGGCAAACAGCTGGCGATCGGTTTCGGGAAGATCGATCCACCGGTTGATGTATTCCTCGCGCTTGGTGGCGCGGTCGAAATCGATCATCTTTACCAACTGCCGGCAGCATCCTTCGAAATCGGGGAAGTCACGTTTGTGAGTCTCGATCCAGTCATCGGACACTTGCAGCTTTTGGCGGCTCTTCACGCCGTGGCCGCTGCTGTTGGGCAAAAGGCGCAGCCATTGCCGGTTGAACTGGTTGAAGAAAGGTTCGATGATCTTCGACTTTGCGTTTTTTACAGCTGCCGGAGTGTACCAGTGGCCGACCGCTTCGTAGAAACACTTCAGATGGCCCCGGCCGTAATTGTCGGTCTGCACTTGCCAGGGCTTGAAATAAGATCCGAACAACTCCTTCACATGCTCGAAGGCGTTGCGGAAAGCCTGGCGGATCAGTGCGGCCGACTCGTGGCGACCGATGGCATAACCGATGATGTATTTGTTGAAAGGATCGACAATGGCAACGACTGTGGGACGATGATGGTAGGTTGTAACGCTTCGGCCACGACTGTCAGTGGCACGTGCCTGGTAGAACAGTTCCGTGTCCCATCCGTCGACACACCAGAAGTACATCGGCGCAGTGGGGGCCATACGTGTCACCTGCATCAGCTTGTTGTTGGCAAGTGCACTCTTTCCGTAGCGTCCGGCATAACATTCGGGATGTTCCTTGCGGTAGTTGGCAACAGTTGCACCGGTGATGGGTTTCCAGTTCATACGGCCGGCAACGGCATTGTAGAGCCGTGCCACCGTCTCGTTGTCGATGTTGCGTCCGTCACCGATCAGTTCGACGATCAGTGCCTCCTGGCGGCTCTCTTTGTTCTTGCGGGCGTTGTTGTTCTTCATCTTGCCGCTGATCAGACTCTCGTAACCCTCCTCGCTGTACTTCAGGGCAACCCGTTTCAAGGCAAGGTGGTTCTTGGGCAGGCGGCAGCCGACGACATCCTGTATCTCGTTCAGCTCACGGCTGGTCTCCGGCCAGACGCGGTTGTAGGGTTTGCCGTATTGCTTGATGAAGAGCGAACGGTTGCCCGTCAGCTCCAAGACGGCGTTCAAAACCGAAGCGTTGGCAACGTACAACTCGACATATTCCGGCTTCAGGTGGTCGTGCGGACGCCCCTCGAAAGTCCAGCCTCGGAAGAACTGCTCTGCCATTGGGTCGCGTCGGATCATCTCTTTCAGCACATAGCGTTTTGGTTCGGTTTCGAAAGTTTCCCCCTTGCGGGCTTCTACCTCCTGCTTGACGCTGTCGGGCAAGGAGGCATAAAGAACCAAAGCGGGCGTACCGTAACAGGCACGGTTCAGCACCTGTAGTTTGCCCGTCTTCTTGTAATATTTGAAGTTGGACTCCGACAGGATCGGCCGTTTCAGCGGATCAACCGCCAACGGATCGCCTGCCGTCAGCTCAGTGTATGATATGCACAGTTGATTCTTGTAGAATTCCATATCGTTCCGTTTTTAGAAATTTATCATTGTTCCCGGAAGCGGATTCGAACCGCTGACCATATCGCCTGAATTACCAGTTCCGATTGTTCTGCCTGACTGAACTATCCGGGATACCACCCTCGTACCGCGGGCCACGTACCGATGCTAAACCAAAACCAATCTTAATTGAGACCTAAACCGATTGTTTATCCTTGTCGCTGCCACCAAGCAGCCGAACCATCCATTCTTCGAAGCGGTCCAACTCGCATAAGCAAGCCGCTTCGTTACCGATCAGCATGTAGCTGAAGAAGAACCAGACCGAACAGAGCAGACTTCCCGCCAGCATGCTGCCGTGTTCCATCGTTCCGATTCCGGCAAACAGGGACAGCCAACTCAATGCCCATCCGTAAAGTATCACCTTCGCCTTCATAATTCTCCATTGTCAATTGCCCAGTTGTGCCTTTGCCAGCATCTTGGTTTCAATCACGAGAGCGGGATCAGTCAGTTCCATCCAGCCGAAGCGTGTCTTCAGCAGCCGGTCTAACACCGCCCAGTTCTCCAAGCTGACGCAGTCGTTGTAGTTGTACCATTGCGTTTCGCCTGTCGTCGGATCCAAACCGATGATCCCCCAAAATTCCTTTCCGGGCTGCCCGATTACGACCTTGCATTCGCCCTTTGCGATCACTACACGGAATACGGGGCGCTCTTCCTCTTTCCGCCCGGAATAAACCAGCATACGGAAATTCACTTCATACACGGAGTCCATATCAAATGGAGCTTCACATAGTGCTTTGTAATCGATTCTCTTTGTCTTTGTTTCCATCTTTTTGTCTGTTTAGAATTTTCAATCTGTCCCGGCTGCGGTCTCGCTCCGCTCGTTGCGAGTCGTTGGCTCTCTTAGCCGGGTGTAAGGGTTAGCAGTCTTTATATATCAATTGCGATTAAGATTTCTCCGAATTATGCCTATCTTTAGGTAGTCTTTATAAAACTTATGCGATTATGAATTACGAAGATTATTTCTCTGACCCCGAAGTTTCCCTTTGGTATGCCATCGAAAAGGCAAAGCCTATTGTCCGTTCACTGTGTTGCCCTGTCCATCGTCGAAAAGCTCGGGTTCAGTTTGATTATAACGACCGGGGGCTTAACGCCTACATAACGAAGTGCTGCTGTGTAGCCTTTGCGGATGTAGTGGTGAAGGCGCTGCAGGATGCTGAGCTTTTCGACAACATAGAAATCGTAGGTGTAGAATCGATAGACTGAGTCGGACATCTTCTCCGTTTGCGTATAGAGGATGTCGTCAAGGGGCTTGTCGGCTAACGTCTTGAGGCGTTTCCTGCGAAACACTCTTGCCACCTCGCTGGCGTTTTGTTCGTCTGTTCCTTGTACCTCTGTGATGTATAATAGATGTTTTGTTTCCATGTTTCGATCCGATTTTAAGTTTATTCTTCTATATTCTCTTCATCCCACTCAATACACATCTGCTCGCATGTCGGCTTCGGTTCCGGATAGCGTACGTTGTGTCGGCGGTTCAACTTTGCCTGGATAGTGATTTCGCACACGATCTTCGAACTGACAGATGTACCGGCATAGACCTTGCGCACGTGTGGATAACTAACACCTATACCTTCTGCCACCTCTGCCAACTCGTTCCGACTGATATAGGGCTTCACTCGTTGCTTCCATTCCTCGAAGAACGGACGGTACTTCGGAAGGGGCAGGCGTTTGCGTTGTTGCTGCTCCCGTATGCACTCCGCTTCGCTCTTGATTCGGTACTGGCCGGTTTGGCGGATTTGGGGAAGGACAACACCTGCCACCCAGTTGACGAAGGCATCCGCCTGCGGCTTGTTACTACGGAACGCCAATTTGTAGAGGGCGGCTTCGTTGATAACCGTTAGCATCTGTTCACCACCGCCACGAGTTCCGGAAGAAGGGGTGCGGAAAGTCCGCATCCCTTTCCATTCGTCAGGAATAGAGGCCAGTGTTGTTCCATTCCATCCAATACCCAGCGCAGCTACTACATCTTTAGCAACAAACCAAGGCTCATCGTTTACTTGCTGCGTGCGAATCGTCACATTCGCTTCCTCGTTGTAGAATAAATTCAGATTTGTTTCCATTTTGGATTTGTTTTAAATGGTGATTAAATGATTGTTACATGTTCCTCTTTCTTTACAGACCCGCCCAACTTGATCGCCATCGCGCGGATCTTATTCGATAGTTCTGAGTCGGACCGGCAGTTCAACGCTTCGCTGACCGTTTTACGACTGCACTGGAAGATCGCTTCCAGCTTTTTCCTGATTTCTGTGTCTGCTAAAATCTTTGCCATATTCAATATTTAATGATTAATGTTTATCTTTACAGCGCCCGTTACATTGGTAACGATGGTGCAATATTACAAACTTCTTTGAAATAAGCCAAGATTTTCGAGAAGAAATTACAAACTAATTTGAAATTACATTTTATGAGCAATGATGTTGTTTCTCGGATTAAAGAGTTAATGTCTTATTATTCAATAAATAGCTTAACTCTTTCAAAAGAACTTGGTTATAAAAGTTCAGAAAAGATTTCTCGTCTATTCAGAGACGGAGGTGCTAAACCTTCTTATGATATTATATACGATATTTCAAATAAGTTTGAAATCAACACCGATTGGTTGATTACCGGTCGCGGCTCTATGCTGAAAAGCGAAGGGAGGTCGCCCAGGGGCGAACAGGAAGAGGTTTTACCGACCAAAAAGAACTTGATTCCGTTTTATGACGATGTTTCCACCATCGGTGGATTGAACGACCGTGTTGCGAACACTGACCCCAACTCTCCATCCGAGTGGATCGATGCCGGTGACTGGTTCCCGGAGGCGACTGCCGCCATCCGACATTATGGCGATAGCATGGTGGAGTACTCCAGTGGTTCTATCCTTGCTCTGAGGCGGGTAAATGACCAACGATTAATAATGAATGGGCGTAACTACGTGATAGAGACCTCTGAATATAGAGTAACAAAACAACTTCAAGACGACGGAGACCACTTTATGGCTTATAGTACCAATCGGGAAACTTATCCGGATGGTCGTCAAATTCATGCGCCATTTTCTATTCCCAAAGATGCGATCCGGTATATCTATCTTGTGTTGGGCTGCGTGACGAAAGAGTATAGCAACGGGGCGATACAAATCAGGAAGTAAGATTTCAAAAGGCTTTAAACAATAATAATTGATATGAGAACAGTTGATTTAAACGAGATATCCGAGTTTGAGAAAGAGTTCCGCCGCCTGCGGTTCAATCCGATTTACTTTTATGAGTATTATTGGAAAGAAAAACATCCAGACGAACCGGAACTGACACGTGAGCAGAAACAAAAGTTGTATGACGAATACCGTGGAACCCCTTTCTTTCAGGATTTCGGGGAGGCCATCAAGCATCAAGAACGAATCAAAGAGCTAAAAGCCCAAGGCTATGAAGATTGGGAGATCATGGGGTAACACCTCCAGTTATTATTCCACGGAATAGGGCAAACCGGATTTGATATAACGGATAATATTATCAGCCTCAAATGCGGTTCGATTGCCGTCCGGATTATGGTTGCGGTTCACAAGTAGCCTTAGAATGATTTTCTTTCTAAGGCGCTTTTCTTTCCATTCTTTTATTTTTGATATAAGGCAACTTATGATCATAAAACACCTCCTTTTTTTGCAAATTTAGCCATTTCCCCGGCATTATCTATACCTAAACCTAATAAAAAATACCATAACAAATTGTATTTCAATTAAATATAATTACAACAACCATTCCAGCCCCGCAAAACTATGGAAATAGCCCCCCTCTAATCATATCTAAACCCTATTGTTTTAACTGAATTTAACCCAATAACCCCCATCCGAACGGCTCGTTTTTTACGAAAATACTATCCCCAACACTATCTCCAACACTATCCCCAACCCCAAAAACGCCAAAAAACGAAATGTATAGGTTGGAGATAAAAAAAGGCAGCATTCCAGCTAAAAAAGCCGAAACACCGCCCCAAAACGGATTGAAACTGGATTATATATTTAAACTATTGCATTTCAACTATTTGCCACCCCTAATCAGGTGCGATTGTATGATCATAGCCCGTTTGGTCACTTTACAGCTGCCATCCGTCATTCCGGCATGTAAAAGGCTACTCTTTGTGATCCCTATTTCCTCCTCTGTGAGGATGTCGAAGATCGCTGAAATAGACCCGAAATAGTAGTTCTTCTTCTCAAATATCAGATGTACATGTATAACTTTCGTCATGTCTTATTTAGAATGTTTTATGCTACAAATATACCAAATAATTATTATTTGGAAGTTTTTGAATAAAATATTTTTTCTTTCATCCACCAAACACCTGCCATCAGACATCAGAAGGAGGCCGTTTAAAGCCTCCTTCTGATGTCTGCATTCAAAATTGTACTAACCCCAAAACGCCTCGCAGCACCTAAATTGTGCCCAAAATAACTTCAAAAAAAACACAATGGCAATATCACTATCCCCAACGTGAACAAATTTCCCATTTTCCTCCTACAATTTACGTTTAAATGCGAACCAAATGCGAAGCATTGTGATTTTTCGTTTTTTCTCACATCTTCCATTATTATTTGTATATCAATGTATTACATTTTTACCCTTGATTTTTCGTTTTTCTCTTTATAAATCAGTTCCCGAATATCCGTCAAAGGTGGAATTTTCAATGATTCACTCACATTGATAAATTCGCCATCGAGGTCTTCCTTAAAACGGAATCCACCCATTCGGGAGAAATCATCGATACCAGTCAAGAAATCGAAAGATGATAATCTCCGTACTGGTCGTTTTTCTTCCGCCGCTGCAATTTGCTCACGACGCAACAACAAAGTACGTCCCCAACGATCCGGCAAAGCATCGGAAAAACATCCGAATATATCCTTGTTCGGTTGTGTATATTGTTGTCCCGGGTAATTATTCAGGTCGTCACTCAAAAACAGATCGCCGTGCTGCCTTAACCATTCATTATTGAACGTAAAACTATAGCTGTCCGCACCACGAAGAGACTCATAGCCTAGTTCGCCAATGAGTTCCATTTCTTTGAGCCAATCGAAATCGGCATATACATACAACTTTTTCATAGATTATTCTTTCTTGGATGCACGTTCTCTTGTTTTCAAACTCAAATCTTGCAAAGCTTTTCCCATTTTATCTTCTTTGGCAAGCAATAGAATATCATCGTCAAGTTGCAATGCGTACAAAACACGTAGATAGATCCCTATTGCAACAGTAGGAATCCCTTTTTCTATTCTGGACACAGTAAGCGGTGAACAGGTGGCGCGTTCAGCCACCTGAGCCACACTCAGATTTCTGCGCAATCGAGCCAACTTAATCTGCTCACCTACAATCTGCATCTTCTGCTCCAATTTTCGGGGCAACTTTGTACCCATTGTATTCTTTGCCATATTTTCTTATTTAAGGTGCAAAGCGACTATGTCGATGACTTTGTTATAGCCAACCTATCATATAATATGCAAAGGTAATACTTTTTATTTATTTAATGATGTGTTGTACATAGAAAATGCACATCATTGAATAATTAACCATGCACATATCCCTTTTTGAGCAGAAACTCCAAAAACTAAATGTCATAATTTTGTTTGTAAGTGCTATATACACCTATCTACAAACAATATATTATTCATAATATAAGATGCAAATTATTACTCATACACTCATCATATCAAAGAACTATTTTGCTTGCCAAAAGAAAAAGATATAACTCCACTCTCAACTTGACTTTAATGACCGTTATTATATACACGGGCAATAAAGTCAAGTCAAACAGAGGGGAAAAATGGAAAAAGGCTTCGACTGATTTTTTCTCTTTTGGTCAGCAAACAATATCCATGAAAATCTATTGCATTTAGTTGACATTATCGGTGAAAACATCACGGAATTTTGTACTTTTGCAGTCGGATAGAGGATAGGTGAACTTCATTGAGGATACAATATTTCCTCATGGTTCTGATTCATTGAGAAAAGAGTGTAAAACAGCCTCAAAAACAAGTCTCAGAGGGCTCAAAAACAACTTTTCTACCGATTAAATTGCAATAATCTATCATTCAAGCAGCTATGTATGTTGCATCGGCACTTAATTCTTTCAATGCCTGTATCCGTATTTCTTCAAATTGCGGTATCATA